GCCGTCAATCGCGCGGCCGAGACTTCGTTCTGAAGCACGCGAAACAGGTTCACAACCTCTTGGTCCAGATCGTTGTAGACCTCGCCGTAAGACCTCTCTTTCAGCATCAGCACTGATGCAGCGCCGCCAAACGGTTCGACATAGACGCGATGTGCCGGGAAATATGAGATAATCCATGGGGCAAGTTTCCACTTACCGCCGTGCCATCGCAGAACCGGGCGAGTCGGTGCGTTCATGCGATGAGCGCCTTGTAGGTCAGGCGCTTGCCAGCCACGCCGTCAATGAAACTGCCGAGCCGTTCCAGCGTGTGACGGGCCACGTTGCCGTCATTGAGGCGGAACGCGAACTCGTCAACGTAGCGGCCGATATGCTTCGCGCTGGCGTGGTGATAGACGCCGATCAGGCCGCGCTTAAGGACCGCGAACACGGACTCGATGCTGTTCGTGGTCACGCCGTCGCGGACGTATTCGCCTTGGCTGTGGTTGACGGTCGCGTGCTCGAAAAACAGCCCGCCCATGTCGCGGTATGCGCCGTGTTCGTCCGTGTGCAGCGTAGAGCCAACTTCAACGCTTTGAACGATGACATCCTGAATGGTCTGCGCATCGGTGTTGTCGAGTTTGACCGCCTTGGTGCGCCCGCCCTTGCCGCGCTCGCGCATGCCGAGAACCGCCGTCTTGCCGACCGTGCCGCGCCCGGCTTTCAGCTTCTTGTGTTCGTGTTTGTTGGCCTCAATCCCGCCGACATAGGTTTCGTCGATTTCGACCAGCCCTTGCAGCATCGTCATGTCGCCGCCGCACGCTTCCCGCAGCCGGTGCAGGACAAACCACGCGGACTTTTGCGTGATGCCGATTTCCTTGGCGAGTTGCATCGAGGATATGCCCTTGCGGGCCGTCACGAGCAGGTACATCGCGTAAACCCACTTGTGCAGCGGAACGTGGCTGCGCTCGAAAATCGTGCCGGTGCGCACCGTGAAGTCCTCCCGGCACTGGTTGCAGCGGTAGAAGCCGCCCTTGCGGGCCGTGATCCGCTCGCCAAGGCCGCACGCCGGGCAAGACGGGCCGTTCGGCCAAAGCCGCCCCTCCAGATACACCCGCGCCGTCTCTTGGTCCGGGATCATGGCGAACAGTTCAAACGTCGAAATGGTGGACTTGGACATGACCGATTTACCTCGATTTCACCGGCTCAACCTAGCGAGATCGTGCGAGGGAGTCAAGTATATAAGTCCCAAAATTTTGTAGTTGTCGCCCAGATAGAGCGTTACGCCTTCGGCGATGTCTTCCCGGCGCATCAAAACAACGTCCCGTCCCCGAAGGCCATCGGCGCCCACGGCAGCAAGGTCGTGCCGGGGCTGTAGTCGAGATAGCCGAAGCCGCGCACCTGGATGAAATCCGGCACGTGATCAACCGAGCTCGGGCCTTCGTTCCCGTCGCTGATGCGCGCACCCAGGATGAGGGATTTGGCGATCGCCGCCTGTTCGCCGGCGAGCTGCGCATTGCGGTTGAGCGGGTTGACCAGGAACGAAGCGAGCGAGGCGACGGCTGCGGTCAGGAATTCGGAATCCCACAGATCGCAGTTCTGGATGAAGGCCGTGTAGACGAGCTGTGCCTGCGGCCAGTCGGTCAGGAGCACCTTGATCTGGTTGCCGCTCGCATCCGTGTCGATCGCGATGACGAACGGAATGGCGACGTTCGCCATCATGCCGGGGAATTGCGCGAGGTTCGAGCCGGTCATCACCGGCACAGCCAGATTGGTATCCTGCACCAGCGCGGGGATGAAGCGCGCGCGCTCGTAATCGGAGGAAAGCTGATATTCGTAGAGCCAGCGCTGCGGCGGCGGCGCGCCGGTGCCGTCCGGGTTCTCCGGCGTGCCGCGCGCGGCCTTCAACAGCGAGAGCGTCGCCTGGCGGCGTGCGCAATTCCAGTAGGCCGAGCGCAACAGCGCCCGGACGCGAACGCTGTATTGCCGTGAGCCGACGTCGCCGAGCTGGCTGCCGTCGCTTGGGTTGATCGAGGAGCATTGCGCGCGCGAGCCGATGGCATCGGCCGCAAGGTTGACGATGTCGACCGGAACGGTCATCAGGCGGCTTTCTTGATCGGCATCGCACACGCGCGGCGGCGCAACTCCTGCGCAATGCGATGGCAGGCGCGCGCATCTTCCAGCGCACCGTGGGCGCCTTCATGCTGCTCGCCGAAGAAATGCGCGTAGGCCTGCACCAGCTTCGGCCACTTGTAGCCGCCGCGCGCACTCGGCAGCGCGCAGACATCGGTCATGGCTTCCATGATGCACAAGGTCGCCGTGTGATCGTAGAGATCAGGCAGGCCCGCCCGCCGCAGCGCGCCGCGCATGATCTTGGTGTCGTATTGTGCGTTATAGGCAACGACCGTGCGGCCGTGCTCGATCGCGCCGGCATAGATCGCGAGCGGGACGGACACATCGACACCTTCCGCGCGCAGCCGTTCGGTCGTCAGCCCGTTGATGGCTTCGGCCTCATGCGGCATTTCCCAGCCATCGGGGCGAACCAGTGAAAACCATTCGTGCTGGAGTTCGAACGCGTCATCGCAGAACAACATCGCGATACTGGCGAGGCGCGGCTGGCCATCCGCATCGGCCGGTCGCGCAAAATCGAACAGCCCGGTTGTCTCTGTGTCGATGACGAGGAAGCCAGCCATCAGCGCCCCTCCAAATCCGCGCCAACCTTGCCGCGCCGGGCTTGATTCCGCAAGCGCACCGCGCACAAAATCAACAGCCCTTGCAGATCGATGGCTGATAGCGGTCGATCGGCGATAGTGCGGGAACGTCCGAACCCGCGGGCGCGTCAACGAATGGGGCTGCCGAAGGCGTGCAGGCCGAGAATCCCAACGAGGACGAACAGCACGAACCAGCTGCCGAACGGCGCCCACGGGGCGGGCTGGCGCCACGGGTTGATGCCCCACATCCCGAAGATGCCGACGATCACCTAGATCAGCCAGAACCAGATGTTCGCGCCCATGAAATCCTCCTAGGTGCGCGGCGGCTCGGGAGGGATGGGCGCGGCGGGCGGCGCTTGCATGACCGCTTGCGCCGCCGGATCGAACGGCGCTGCCGGTTTTGCCTCCTGCGCCTGCACCTCATCTCGATGCGCGATGCTCTTGTCCAGCGCCTCCGCCTGCGCGGGCGTTGCGGCCACGCCGGCGCCTTCCGCGCCCGCGGCATCGATCTTCCCGCGCTCCGCGGTTTTCGTGTCCGGATCGAGCGGCCGCGCCACATCGTCGTCGCCGTGACCGATCGTCAGCCGATCGCTCTGCTGCGCCAGCCGCGCGAGAATCGCCTCGTCCTTCACCGGCACGGCGATCGGCACGTCGACGAATTCGTTGGCGTTGTCCGGGTTGCGCATGGTGTCCATCGGCGGGACTTTCCAGTCGTCCGGCCGCTGGAAACAATAGCCCGCATCGCGGGCCGTGCCGTCGATTTCCGCGCGCTTCTGCAGCTGCCACCAGGCCATTGTCGTCTCCTCTCGTTTGCGAGCGTCAGGCCGCCTTCGCGTCCGGCTCGGATTTCATGCTGTCGCCGTACCAGTTGCGGTTTTCCGCGTCCTCGCTCTCGAGGCCGAGATGCGTGATCTGGAGTTCGACACGACGACAAGTCTCCTTCGCGCCATCGGTTCCCTCGCGCTCGGACATCGAGGCCGAGGTCACCTTCGCCATGGCGCAGAAGTGGATCATCTCGCCGACGTCCGGAAGATCGCCGTCGAGCTTCATCTTCTTCAGCGTCTCCTCGTCGAGCGAGACGCAGAGGCCGTAGGGATAGGTCGGCACCGTGCGCTCGCCGATCGGAGACGCGCTCGGCATATCCTTGCCGATTTCCTTTTTCACCTCGTCCGGCGTGCGGGCGAGGTCGACCATCGAGGTGAAGCCGGACATCCTGAATTCTCCCTACGCCATGCTCTGATCGCCCTTCACGGGCACCTGCGCTGCTACCAGATCCTCGCGGTTGAGCAGCCCGTCGATTTCGCTGCGCTGGCGCTTGACCATGTCGCCGTGTTCGGTCGCGTGACGCTCGAGCGCCGCGCCGTGCTCGCGCTTGAGCGGTTGTTCCGCAGCGGGCGTGTCGCTGGTGCCGCCCTTGTCGCCGGCCGGGGCTTTCTTCTTCTCGTCGTTGTACCATGACTTGGTCTTCGGCTTGTCTTCAGCCATTGGCCGCGTCCTTCCCGTACCACTTTTCGGCGCGCGGTTTGCCGGCGCCTTTTTCCATGGCCTTCATCTCAGCGGCTGCTGCCTTGCCATTGGTCTTCTTGGGCGCGGCCTTCATCCACTTTTTCGACTTGGCCATGGCTACTTTTTCCCGTACCAGCGCTCGCCGCGCGATTTCTTCTCTGGCAACTTGCCGCCGCGATCCGCGCCCGCAAACTCCTTGGCCACGCTGCGCTTGATACCGACGCGCTTGGCCACCTTCGGGTCCTTCGCTGCCGCGAACATCAACCGGCGCTGGGCTTCCGAGACTGCGGGCATCGAGCGTCCTGCGTCAACCAGAGTTCGCGCCATTCTCCGTTTACAGCGGCGCCATGCAGGCGGTCACGACCACGCCGGCGGACGACTGAATCGCGTGATTGAACTTGACCGACAGGCGATTGCCCGCGGCCAGCGTCTTGGTGGCGACGGTCGCGCTCGGCGTCGCGTTCTGCACCGTGTTCGCCGTCGCGGCGAGATTGAACGCCGCCGTGCCCAATGCGGTTCCAGCGGCCGGCGCGTCCGTGCCCGTGTCCTTGGT